TGCGTCTATGAAAAATAAAGAACCACAAAACGAGAGTGAATTTATTCAAACATTAAAAAAGTTATCTGGCCAAATTTAAGGAGCGTACATGGCATTTAGAAAACTAGTCGGTTCATACAAAGATTATAACTTAGCCACAACAGTAATAGAAGACGGATACCTAGTAGTAGACGTAGATACCGGTAGTCTTGCTCTAGGTGACGGTGTTACTGCAGGCGGTAATGCCATAAGCACTGGTGGAAGTTCAAGTTTGGGAGATTTATCAGCAGTTGGCTCAACACTTTCGGCACCCACGAGTGCTGATTTAGTTTTACAAACTTCAGGTGCTGGTGCAGTTGTAGTAAATGATAGTTTTAAAATAGGTTCAGGATCCACAGTTACAACAATACTGGACGAAGATGATTTAAGTTCAGATTCAGCATCTGCATTGGCTACACAACAATCAATAAAGGCATATGTTGATAATAATGCTGGTGGTGGCACAGGAGATCTTACAATAAGTGGATCCACTATAAGCACTCCAAGTAATGCAGACCTAACATTAACTTCAAGCAATGGTAATGTTGTTGTTGAAGGTATAAGAATATCGGGCACCACTATACAAACTGAAGATTCAACTGCAGGCGTACAAATTGCAGGCAATTTGATACCTACTCAGGACGGAGTTTTTACTTTAGGTTCCAGCACACGAAGATGGCAAACTTTGTTTGTTGCCGCAAACACCATTGACCTTGGTGGAGCAACTATAAGTTCTGATGGAACAGGTTCAGTGACCATAGCGGCAGAAGGTGCTGTATTACCAACCGGCAGTAAAGTGTCTGCCAACCCAATAGCGTTGCTAGGAGCAACTGCAGGTACACAGGCAAGACCCATACAAAACGTACCTATATATATAAGTGATGGGAGTACTACATTTACAGATTCACAATTGCTAGCCACTACTGCGCCATTAAATTTAGAGTTCAATGCCACTGTTGAAGATGTACCTGTTTACACAGATGCAGGGCAAACCTTTACTTTAAGTGATGGTTCAGAACTTGGAGCCAGTGCGGCAGGCATAACACTTTTTCAATTTTAGTTAAATACGTAAAGTTAAAAGGAAATGCATCCAGCGATTTTACTAAGGCTGGGCACAGAACTAAACTATGGCAGATAAAACACCCGTACGAGTCGTCTTTAATAGCGACAATGTGGCCACAGGAATGGCCGAATTTCAAACCGGAGAAACGGTTGCGGTTAGTCACGGTGGAACAGGTTTAGCATCAATAGGAAGTTCATTACAAGTTTTAAGAGTAAATGCGGCAGGTAATGCTCTAGAGTTTGGCACACTAGAAGATTTAGGTGATATTGGTTCAATAGGATCAACACTTACAGCACCCAGTAACGCAGATTTCACAATAACCACAGCAGGCACAGGTAACATTGTTTTAAATGACCTAACAATTTCTGATAATAGCATTTCAACAAATAGATCAAACGATGATCTTAAAATAAATGCAAGTGGTTCTGGTACAGTTGTATTAGAAAATTTAAAAGTAGGTACAGGTGCAACTGTTACAACAATATTAGATGAAGACGCAATGGGTAGCGACAGTGCAACATCATTGGCAACTCAACAATCAATTAAAGCATATGTTGACACCCACGATGCTAACATAGCGTCCGACACATTAACATTTACAAATAAAACTTTTGACGTTGAAGGCACAGGTAACAGTATTAGTAATATTGATGTAGCAGATCTTAAATCCGGAGTTTTAGATACAGATCTAAGTAGTGTTTCAGGATCCGATGATACTTTAGCATCAGCAAAAGCAATCAAGTCATATGTTGATTCACAACTTACTGCTAGTGATTTAGATTTTTCAACAGATGATTCTACAGCACTTTCAATTTCATTAAGCACTGAATCATTACAATTTTCTGGTGGCTCTGGTATATCTACCAGAGGTAGTGCGAATACAGTCACAATTGATATAGATACAGGCACAGTTGTAACGTTAAGTGACTCACAAAATTTAACTAACAAAACTTTAACCAGTGCAATTTTAAATACAGGTGTTAGTGGCACAGCAGTTTTAGACGAGGACAATTTTGCTTCCAACAGTGCAACACAAATTGCAACACAGCAATCTATCAAAGCATACGTTGATACTCAAGATGCCAATATTGCATCAGATACTTTAACACTAACAAATAAAACTTTTGATGTTGAAGGAACAGGTAACTCCATTTCAAATATTGATGTTGCAGACTTCAAAGCGGCCGCTATTACAACAGAATCAGAAGGTATAGGGTCAAACGACAATGACACGTCATTACCTACATCAGCCGCAGTCAAAGATTACGTTGATACTCAAATTACAGCCGAAGACTTAGACTTTAGTGCGGATGACTCCACTGTATTATCAATTGATTTAGATTCTGAAGTTTTACACTTTGCAGGTGGCACAGGTATTAGCACATCAGTCAGCAACAATACGGTTACACATGCAATAGATACAGGCACAGTTGTAACTTTAGCAGATTCACAAACACTTACAAACAAAGTTTTAACCAATCCTACCATTAACGCATTCAGTGGCACAGGCAACGGCAGTATTACAGGCACTTTAAGCATAGCAACCACAACCACAGATGATTCATTTTTAGTCACAACAACAGAAGATTCAAATTCAGCGGCACCTGTTATAACATTGAAAAGAAACAGTTCTAGTCCAGCGGATGCTGACTACCTAGGTAGAATTAAATTTAAAGGTGAAAATGATGCTGACCAGGAAGTGCAGTATGGTTCAATATCAGGAAAAATACTAGATGCTTCAGATGGCACAGAAGACGGTGCAATTGAATTCAATGTTAAAAAAGCAGGAGCCAATAATATCGCCATGAGGATCAATAGTGACGAATTGAAATTATTAAATGGCACAACATTAGATGTAGACGGAGCAGGAACTTTTGCAGGCGCAGTGACGTCAACAAGTGTTACCACAAACGACATAGTATCAAATGGGTCAAATGCAGAATTAACAATTGCTTCATCGGGTACAGGAGACATTATCCTTGACGCAGGCGGTGATGTCATACTTGATGCTGACAATGCCGATGTAATTTTAAAAGATGACGGCACAGAATTTGGAAGATTCAGTAGGGTATCATCGGATTTTGTAATTAAATCAGCAACAAATAATAAAGATATAGTTTTCAAAGGTGTTGATGCATCAGCCACAATCACTGCTTTAACACTAGACATGAGTGAAGCAGGTAAGGCCACATTTAATGACACTGTGATAGTAGGAGATAATTTAGAATTATCCTCTGATTCTTCAGTTTTAAAATTTGGTGCAGACGGCGACACAACTTTAACACACACAGACGGCACAGGACTAACTTTAAACAGCACTAATAAATTAACCTTTGGAGACGCCGCAACATTTATACATCAATCTGCAGATGGTGTAATGACCATCGACGGTGAGGCCACAATCGATCTTAATGCATCAACAGCAGTATTGATTAGTAATGATTTAAAATTAAATAGTGATTCATCAGTTTTAGGATTTGGCGTCAATAACGAAATAACTCTTACACATGTTCATGACACTGGACTTTTACTAGAAGACTCAGGTGGCACTCCAACGTTACAATTACATGATGCTAACGAATCAATTGCATCCGATGGTAGTAAAGTTATTATAACATCCGGTGGTACTGCTTTTAATTTGCCAACAGCCGATGGATCATCTGGACAGGCTCTTATAACAGATGGAGGAGGTACTTTAAGTTTTGGTACTGTAGCGGAATCAATATCTGACGATACTTTAGCATTAGTAAAAAATAATAAATCAATAGGCACATCAGCACAAACAGTTGATGCTTTTAGTGAAAGTGTTACTGATGCTGTTCATTATGTAATGGTGCAAAATGATATTACTAACGAACGTGTAAGCACATTTAGTTTTAATGTGTTACATAATAACAGTGATGGTTTTGTTGGAGGTATAAGAGGTACAGGTACACACACTGCCAATGATTTTTCTACTCTTACGTCAGATAGTTCTAGCAACATGATTAGATTAAGATTAGCAGGTCCAAGTACAAACACCAAGGTAAGTTTTTATCGTGTGCCTTTATCAACTGCCAACACAGCAGATGGTACAAGAGGAAACACAGTCACCACAAGTAATACAGACGTTGATAGTGCTTCGGAATCAATTGACTCATTTGCTCATGCATCATTTAGAGGTGCCAAGTATTTTATTTTAATTGATAACAATGCAAAAACAGAAACGTCTTGCTTAGAAGCACTGGTTGTACATGATGGATCAAATGCTTTTATATCAACATATGGTGTAGTAAATTCAGGTAACAATGATCAAGTTACTTTATCTGCAACAATAGATGGAAGTAATGTTGTTGTATCTGCGGCAGGTTTAGAACCAAATTTAAATCTTACCATACATAAAATACTTTTATCTGATAGCATGACAGCCGCCGAAAATGGAAATCAAAAAGCAATAGGAGCCACTACAGTAAGTTCTAGTTCAACAGTGTTAGACACATATGATCTAGATACTGCCAATGGTGCAGTATACTATGTTGTAGGTGCTAATTCAACAGAAGGTGCATTCAGTATACAAGAAATATACACTGCCGCTAGTTTTACGGCCGCCGCAGTTGGAAATGGTGGTTTTGTTTCTAGTAAAGAAACATCTCAGCTCTCATTTACAGGAGACTTTTCTACAACAGCACACAACACTTATGCATTATCATGTTCGTCAACATCTGGTGGTTCAACCACTGTAAATGCTTATAGAATTAACCTTAAGGCCGAATAAATCCTTTTCTTTATAAATATACACATCAATAACAATCATGCGGGAGATATGGAACCATGACAACAAGAAACTTTAGAGTCAATAACGGATTAGAAGTAGGCGATATCACAGCCACAGCATCATCAAATGCTATAACAGGCGTGAGTTCAATAACATTGGATAACGAAACGGCACCTAATGCTAATGCAAAATTGGCCAATAAAAAATACGTTGATGATCAATTAACGGCAAAAACTGAATTAACAGTTAATAACACTAGTGCAACAGTAACTGACTCAGGTACAAATGGTGCCTTGACAGTTGTATGTGACGGAAACACTGAATTGACTGTCACAGACGCAGGTGTAAGAGTACACGGAGACTTAACAGTTGACGGGACAGAAACAATTTTGAACACCACAACATTATCTGTAGAAGACAACCTTATCGAAGTTAACAGAAACATTTCGAGTAACGCAACAACTCCTGACGTATCAGGATTACAAATAAACAGAGGTGAAGGATCAACTGCCACAGAGAAAGCACTTCTTTGGGCCTGGGACGAAACCTTTGCAGATGACGGAACAACAATTCACGGAAACGTGGGTGGTGCTTTCACTGCTTTTGCCAGAGAAAGATCAGGAACATTAAGACCAGGTACAGCGGACCTAGTAGACATAAGAGCAAACGTAGTACACGCTTTAGCAACATCGGCTCAATACGCGGACGTGGCGGAGCGTTTTGCCGCAGATGCGCCTATGGCCGAAGGTGCTGTTGTAATGTTAGGTGGTGCACAAGAAATTACAGAAACTGATGCAGATATGTCTGACACAGTTTTTGGTGTAGTTTCAACTATGCCAGCCTATGCAATGAACACAGGTGCCGGAAACAACGAATCACATCCTTTTGTTGCAATGACAGGTAGAACTCCAGTGAGAGTAACAGGTCAAGTAAGTAAAGGACAAAGATTAGTATCATCAAATGTAAAAGGAACTGCAAGAGCAGTTTCAAACACAGACTCAATTAATCCTTTCCATGTAATTGGTAGAGCTCTTGAAAACAAGACTACCGATGGTATCGGTTTGGTAAATTGTGTGGTGAGAACTAACAACTAATAAGTAATTACACTTCCTAAGTAGTATAAAAGGGTGGCAGAAATGTCACCCTTTTTTTTTAGGTTATTAAATCTAAAATTGTTTGAAGTTTACCTTTTATAGATTTGTTGTTTAAAGTATTTCTTAAACCTGCATGTAAATTTTTTGGCCAACATTCAAAAGCAGTCCAGCAGTAACCCGAATGTTCTTCATTTAGTTTTGGCAAAAATTCTGATTCAATTGCAATTACATAAGTGTTAAAATAAAATTTTTGATCATTACTTGTAAAAAGTTCTAGAGGAATTACTTTTTTAAATTTTGATACAGCACCAACTTCTTCTTGTATTTCTCTGGACAATCCTTCAAATGCACTCTCTGTATATTTTGCACGTCCGCCCACAAGTCCCCATGAGCCTTTTGTTTTTGGGTCATTTCTTTGTAAAAATAAAAATCTTTTAGTGCTGGTAGCATAAAACAATGCTCCTGAGCAGATAATGTTTCTTTCCATTAATATTAATTATTATTGTGTTTAACGTCCGATCCTGAACCTGATTGATTCACATCTTCGTCTGCATTGTATTGCGTTGAGCCACCTGGTAAAACCATTGTCCATTTACCGGCAATATAGATACCTTCGTAACTTTTTACCCAACTAGTTCCGTTAAACCTGTATTGAATGCCTGTGTTACTATTAGTGACATAGTGTTGTGTAGAATCTGGATTACTAGCATCAAATACAACACCCCATTTTCCTGTGCTACTATTGTATTGTATAATATCATTGACACTTGCACGTAAGTTTCCCCATGCACTAGCGTCAAAGGTATTGGTTGAATCACCTATGTCATCAGTTATAAGATACCTATCACCGTTGCTAGGACTGTCTGAATTGAAAGTCAAAGGATTTATAACTTTTAAGACATTTGACAATGTGTTTGCTGGAATAGTGTCAGTGTCTATGTTAAACAGCAAGATTGTTTCGTCAAGCGGAGTAGTAGAAATAGTACCAACTATTTCATTTCCTCCAGGTTGTTGTAATTTTATTTGGCTGGTTCCGTTTGTTATTTTTCCATATTGATTTAATAAAACATTCCAATTTACTGGTGGCCCAAACGGCTCAAGTGGGTCAAATGTGCTTGGTTCTTTTGCTCCAGTGTAAAAACCATCACCTCCTGATTTGACACTAGTGCCGGTGGATCCTATTAGTCTTAATTGATTTCCTGTCAAAAGTAAATTAAAATTATTTGGTGTAATATAACTTCTTGAAATTAAATCTCCATCAATTAGTCCTTTTGCTATTCCACCATCATCGTCATAGATACTCATAATAATTTTTTGTACAACTCCTAATTTACTAATCTTCACAGGTGGTGACAACCAGATAGGCATACTAAATTTTATACTAGCAACATCTATTTCAGTATCAGCACCAACCGGTATCGTTCTCGAACTAAAGGTAATATCTGTCAATTCGACATAACTTAAACTTGTCCAATCAATATAATTGTCGGATTTTTGTATTTCGAAATCTGGATTGAATAGATATAAAATTTGCTCTAATATTTGCAATTTTTGATCAGTGTTGGATGTAAAGATATCACATGCAACGTTGAGTCTAAAAGGCGATGGCATAACTTTTTCAACTGTGTAACCTGCACCTAACTTATCAGTATATTCCCCGGTTGTTTCATCAAACTCTCTTTCTTTGAGATGTTGTTTTTCAATATGATATGGATTTTGCATTCTTTCTCTGTCATAATCCAAAGAAGTCACGTAAGCACTCATTCTTGGCGCATATTGTAAGGCATTTTCTGAATTGTTTCTTATAATGTTAGCAACCTGCCTAGTCATATCACCATACATAACAGGTATAGCACGTAATTTTATTTCTCCATCAGATCCTTTGCCTGTTTCAACACTAAAATTACTTAAAATTCTTATAAATTGTGTAAGAAATTTTCTTATTTGTCCTTCGTAAAAATGTAACATTAATTGTCAGCCTTTGGTTTTAAAGCATCAGTAAGTGCTTGTCTTTGTTCAACTGTTAAACCATTTACAGTTGTAGTGCTAGACCTATTGATAAACTTTGTTTTGTAGTTATTGACTGTATCATCGTTGGAAGTATTAAGTGTATTTGATATTCTTACACTATCTTCAATTTTGACCCAACGTAGGCCATCATATCTAAATAATCTATTAGGTAAAAAGTCAGTTCTTAAGAAATAATCTCCTTTGTCTACTCCACTAGGTGGAAAACTATTTCCAAATCCTGCAGGATGACCGTTTGGCGCAACACCATCTCCATCTAAATAAAATCCATAGTGTGAACTTGCAGGAGTGTCAATAACAGCATTTACTTTTTGATCAGAACTTGCTCTTTGCTCTTCTGTGTTAACGTTATCAGTCCTTATATTACCTCTTTCGTCAATTGGTGCCACATAATACTGTTTGTAATTAAAACCTGATTTAGGAGCGTCTGCTTCTGCCTGTAAGACTACTTGATCATTTATTTCTTTTTCTTTGTTAAATGTACTCATGTAACTTGCTAATGATCCAGTTGAGTCTGCATCTCCAATAATATCTCTAAATTCTTGAGAGTCTACTAAAGTTTTGAGTTTGACTCTTAACAAATGCGGCCACCAAGTTTGTGAAAATCCTTCTGCGGCTCTATTGACATCTTCTACTACGTAATATCTTTTAAGTGCAATCGGAATACTAGCGTCTAAACTAAAATCATCTTTCATATGTGGGAATTCAATAACATCACCTGACATAATTTTTCTGCCTATTCTTTCCACACAGTCATTCAAATGTACAGTCAAAAATAGCGTATCGTTTTGTAAAAACATTCCAAACTGACTTAAATTAAAGTCAATATCTTGCACATTGTATATTCCCCTAATAGTGTAGATATCATCGGCGTATTTTCTATCTCTGTTTTCTAAAAATAGAAGATCTTGAATGGTTCTTTCCCCTATTTCACTAGGTGCATAATTTGGTTGAGTAGGTGATGCCGCTCCGTCTTTGTTTGTATCCCCCTGTCTGTGTGGACCTATATATTTGTGTAAATGCAGATCAGTGCCTCCTACCGTAAACATCTCTTTGATGTTACGATCAAAAAATTTGTAGTCATTGCCTTTTTCAGGCTTAAAAATTGATAGTCTAGGCATTGCACATATTTATTGTTAGGGCAAAGGCAATAAATATCAGTATGTCAGAACTACAAACTATGCAACAAGAAGTGTTTGACTATGTCAAAAACAACCTAGGTGAAGGAATGATCGAGGTTGAACTTGATCCAAAACACTATGAAACTGCACTAGAAAGAGCCATAAACAGATATAGACAAAAGTCATCAAATGCTGTGGAGGAATCCTATGCTTTTTTAACACTAACAGAAAATCAGAACAAATACATTTTGCCTGATGAAATTATCAATGTAAGAAAATTGTTTAGAAGAACTGTGGGATCCAGAACAGAAGGTGGTGAAGGTGGAACTTTGTTTGAACCATTTAACCTAGCCTATACCAACACATACCTGCTAAGAGCAGGTGCCACAGGTGGTCTTGCAACCTATTATGCTTTTGCAAGTTACCAAGAATTAGTGGGCAAACTGTTTGGATCTTTTATTCAGTTTCATTTTGATGTGGCGACAAAACAACTGACAATCACACAAAGACCTAGAGCAGATAACGAAACAATCTTGATGCATACTGATAATTTTAGACCTGACATAACTTTACTAAAAGATATCTACAGCAAACCGTGGATCAGAGATTACACACTTGCAGTATGTAAAACCATGCTGGGTGAAGCAAGAGGCAAATTCAATACTATTGCAGGACCGCAGGGTGGAACAACTCTGAACGGAGACCAACTCAAACAGCAAGGCTTTGCTGAAATGGAAAGACTTGATGCAGAAGTTGGAAACTTTGCAGAAGGTGGCTCACCTCATAGTTTTGTTATAGGTTAATTCAATCTACTAACATAATAAGTACAATTGTTAAACAGGCAAACAAAAGGCACAAATTATGGCACAAAAAAAATACTTCAAAACTCTATCCAAATTATCTTACACACAACTTAAACAATTGACAATAGCATTTGAAATCCTGTTAAAAGCAGGACCCAATTGGCGTATAACATATCATATGTTAAATGCTGTAAGAGAAATCAAGAAAGAACTTGAAAAAAGAATAAAAAACTGTTAAACTACTAAAACTTATGTTGATAGGTTTAGTAGGACTAATAGGCTCTGGCAAAGACACAGTGGCCAATAGGCTGGTGTCTCACCATGGCTTTATTCAGGATTCATTTGCAAAAAGTTTAAAAGATGCTGTGTCAAACATTTTTGGGTGGAGTAGAGAAATGCTAGAAGGTGACACTAAAGAATCGAGAGCATGGAGAGAACAACCTGATGAATTTTGGAGCAACAAATTTGGAAAACCCACAACTCCAAGATGGGTACTTCAGTATTTTGGTACAGAAGTATGTAGAGGTAATATGCTTGATAGTATTTGGGTAGATTCCTGCATGGCAAGATATGCTGGCAAGAATACTGTGATATCAGACACAAGATTTTTAAACGAAATAAAACAGATCAGAGCACAAGGCGGTAAAATTGTGTTGGTTAAACGTACAACAATGCCTAACAAACAACACATGATAGATGCAGGAGCCCATAGATCCGAATGGGACTGGATTGGCTGTGATTATGATTATGTGTTAGAAAACACAGACACAATTGAATCTCTACACAAACAGATCTATGATATGACTAATCATCTACTTCCAAATCCCCTAGAGACCAACCGAGATTCTGCGTAGATTTTAATCGCTGACAGTTTGCACAAATTGTTTTGAGGTTATAAGCAGATATGTTTGCTCTGTTTCCATCCACATGATATACATCCATTTGTGCAGATGATGCTTGTTTAAAGCCGCACAATTCACATCTTTTTTTCTTCCTATATCCGGCTTTGTACCATTTAGCCGCATAACCTGTTTTAAGTTTGTTTTTCTTTCTAATGCAAGTATCACATTGGCTTCGCCAATAGACAGTTTTGCCTTTTTTGTAGGCATACGCTCTAGGCTTGTTTCTACAGGTTTTGCATAAAGGTCTTTTCATTAGTTGTATTTACGTGCCCTATATAGGTACCTAAAATAGCCACAGTTATAAGGTATTTTACCGTATTCACTATAAATAGCAATAACGAACCTTGCAAGGAGAACAAAACATATGGCAACATTAACTAGTCCAGGAGTAAACGTTTCAGTAATAGATGAAAGTTTCTACGTACCATCAGATGCAGGTACAACTCCACTTATAATAGTAGCATCAGGTCAAGACAAACAAAACGGAGCAGGTGACGGCACAGCGTCTGGCACACAAACTGCAAATGCTAATACAGCATTCTTGATATCATCACAAAGAGAATTAACAGAAACATTTGGGGATCCAAAATTTTATACGGATTCAGCAGGTGGTGCTATAAACGGTTACGAACTAAACGAATATGGTTTACAAGCGGCTTACTCATTCCTTGGAGTTGCCAACAAAGCGTTCATTTTAAGAGCCAATGTAAACATGACAGAATTAGTTGGATCAACTTCAGCACCAACTTCAGCACCAAACGATGGCACATACTGGTTTGATTTAGCGAGTTCAGTATATGGATTATTCGAATGGTCAAAAACAAATCAATCATTTACAACAATAACACCTAAACTTATTACATCAGTTACTAACCTTGTAGGAAATGTATCAACAGGTGTTCCAAAAACAAGTTATGGATCAAACGGTCAGTATGCTATTAACACAACTGCTGTTACAAATCCGATCTATTACAAAAACGACACAGGTAGTTGGGTACAAGTAGGTTCAACAAGTTGGCACACTAGTTGGCCAACAATTGAAGGTACAGCAACTTCAGGCACTTTAGTCAACGGAAACACAATCAAAATAAATGATGCAACAGTAACTTTATCAGGTACAACGTTTGCCGCTTTGGCTACTTCAATCAACAACGCAAGTATTGAAGGAGTAACTGCCGCAGTTGATTCTACAACAGGTAAAGTTGAAATATATCACAACGGTACTAACTACGGTGATTCAGTAGGCGGTGCAAACACAATTAGACTTGAAAACGGAACAGGTACAATATTGACCGTAGCAGGTTTAACCGCAGGTGTTTATAAAGGTGTAAGTTTCGAACAAAAGAAACATTCTAATAGACCAACTTGGAAAACAGCAGAAGACAATAGACCAAACGGTTCTTTATGGTTTAAAACAACAACTCCTAATTCAGGAGCAGATATTGTTGTTAAATTATATAATGCTAGCACTGCAACTTTTTCTACTGTTGATGCACCATTACATGAAAACAATCACACAGCAATCTTTAACTTAGATCCAAACAACGGTGGTACTTCAATTGATGAAGGAACACTATACACGCAATTTAATGTTGCAGAACAAAATGCAGTGGATGACGGAGACACAACACTAAGAGTTGGTGACTTCCAAGTATTTAGATATGAAGGTGGAGAAACAATTATTCAAAGTAATAACACTGCACCAGTATTTGTAAAAGACGAAACATTTGTACTTGCTGAGTCTCTTAAAGGACAATCAGCATTATCAAGCAAAACAGTTACAATTGTAGGTCCGGGAGATTCTACAGGATCTGATTCAGAAGATTTTGTAACTTCAATTTCAAATGCTGGATTTACAAACATTGAAGCCAGAGTTATTGATTCAGGTGCTTTAAAAGGTGCAATTGAAATCAAACACAAACTAGGCGGAGAGTTTAGAATGTACGACACATCAGGAACTCCATTAGCAGATGCAGGTTTTAGTGCCTCAACTGCTCATTCATATGGAACCTACACTGCTAACAGCACAACATTAATTGATAATTTGTATGATGCTCCAGCAGGTGCTACAGAAGATTCAACTGCTCTTCCAGCAACAATAATTGCATCTAACTTTAAACGTTTATCATACACTGCAAGTTCATCAGCACCAACTAATGAACCAAGCAATGGAAAATTATGGTACAACACAAACTTAGATGCTGATATCTTAGAGCACGATGGCACAAGTTTCAGAGGCTACTTAAATGTTAACAGTGGCACTGATCCGAACGGTCCACAATTTAGTGCAACAGAACCAACTTCTCAATCAGATGGAACTCCATTAGTCAATAACGATCTATGGATTGACACCTCTGATTTAGAAAATTATCCAAAACTTTACAGATATAACACATCTGCTACATTGAGTTCAACTAACACATCCAATGGTACAACTGTTACAACAACAGGTGCCGCTTTTGAACTAGTTGACAAAACAGACCAAACCACAGAAGACGGTGTTGTGTTTGCTGACGCTAGATGGCAAACAACAGCAGAAAAAGATGCTGATGGCAACACAGGTGCAGGAACAGCATCTTCAATTAAGGATCTTTTAAGTGATAACCACTTAGATCCAGATGCTCCAGATCCAGCATTATATCCAAAAGGTATGTTGTTATTCAATACTAGAAGATCTGGATACAATGTAAAAGAATACAGAAATGATTATGTTACTACAGCAATCTACCCTGGATCAGGATCAACTGGCCTAGGTAATATTAGATCAAGCAACGAATCAGTTGCAGGTTACTATCCAGACAGATGGGTAACTAAATCTACTAACAATGCTGATGGTAGTGGCACATTTGGTAGAAAAGCACAGAGACAAGTAATAGTAAACCAACTTAAATCAGAAATAGACACAAACCAAGCAATTAGAGAAGATCAAAGAGGCTTTAATGTAATTGCTTGTCCTGGTTATCCAGAAGTTATTTCTAACATGATTAACCTAAACACAGACAGAAACAACACAGCGTTTGTGGTAGGTGATACACCATTAAGACTGGCAGGAACATCTACAGCAGTGAGCAACTGGGCAAATAACTCAGCAGGAGCCGCGGCAGACGGTGAAGACGGACTAGTGTCTGCAAGTGAACACCTTGGAGTATTTTATCCATCGGGTCAAACCACTGATAATGCAGGCTCAACTATAATTGTTCCACCATCTCATATGATACTAAGAACATTGGCTAACAACGACAACATTGGATTCCCATGGTTTGCACCAGCAGGAACCAGAAGAGGTATAGTTGACAATGCAACTGGAGTAGGATATATTGAATCTACAACAGGTGAATTTGAGACAGTATCATTAACTGAATCAGCGAGAGATGCTTTACACACAGCAAAAGTAAATCCAATAACGTTCTTCTCAGGAGCAGGTATTGTAAACTTTGGTAACTTAACTAAAGTTTCAGGATCTAGTGCTTTAGATAGAATTAACGTTTCAAGATTAGTTGTATTTTTAAGATCACAACTAGACGCAATTGCTAAACCTTTCATTTTCGAACCAAATGATGAATTGACTAGAAATGAAATTAAACAAGCAGTTGAATCATTCTTGTTAGAACTTGTTGGTCAAAGAGCATTGTTCGACTTCTTGGTAGTATGTGATGACACAAACAACACACCTACTAGAATAGACAGAAACGAATTGTATGTTGATATAGCAATTGAACCAGTAAAATCAGTTGAATTTATCTACATACCTTTAAGAATCAAAAACACAGGAGAGATTGCAAATTTAGGAAACTAATTTTGGAATAAATAGGAGAAACATATGGCAATATCAACTTTATCAAAATTTACAGTTCCTTTAGCAAACGATCAAAGTTCAGCATCACAAGGTTTGTTGATGCCAAAATTACAATATCGATTTAGAGTGATATTAGAAAACTTTGGTGTATCTACTCCTAGATCAGAACTAACAAAACAAGTAGTTGATTGTTCAAGACCAAATTTAACTTTTGACAACGTAACATTAGATGTTTACAATTCAAAAGTTTACATGGCAGGCAAACACACTTGGGATCCAATAACAATCACAGTAAGAGATGACGTAAACAACGCTGTTACTAAATTGGTTGGCGAACAAGTACAGAAACAATTTGATTTCTTTGAGCAATCAAGTGCCGCTTCAGGAATTGACTACAAATTTACTTCAAGAATTGAAATGCTTGACGGTGGAAACGGTGCTAGTACACCAAATGTGTTAGAAACATTTGAGTTGTATGGTGCATACATAGAATCAGTGAACTACAATTCATTGGCTTATGCAACATCAGATCCAGCAACAATCACAATGAACGTGAGATACGACAACGCAGTTCAAACTCCAACAGGTACAGGAATAGGAACAGCAGTAACTAGAACCATTGGTACTTTAGCAACTGGTGGTGGTATCTAAACAAATTTTGCATTTGTAAAGTAAAAAGAGCGCCTTTTTTGGCGCTTTTTTTATGGCGGTAAATACAGTTATGCCAAGTATTAACAATTTTTTAAATGCATTTTCCAATGGTCTACCAGGCATGAAGGACTATCGTCATGCAAGTAGATTATACTTCGATGACAACTTTAAACTTATGCCGAAACAGAAATTTCTGTTTCATGTTGTTTTTGATATCGATAACAATATTCCAGTAAGAAGATTTACTAATAATGAAAGATTAGAACTAAACATGCTTGTAAGATCTTGCGACCTTCCCAAGTATGACATGAACATAGAAGAAAAACAACAATACAACAAAAAGACATACATCGGCACAAAAATTAGTTACAGTCCTGTCAATATAAATTTCCACGATGATCATGCAGACACAGTTAATGCATTTTGGAAAGCATATTACGAGTATAATATAGCAGATTCCTTAACTACACAGCCTGGCACAGTAGGATTCGGAACGCAAGACAATATGTACGATCCCAATCCAAATGTAACACAATTCGGTATGGATAATGCACAAAAAAGAAAAGAACCTTTGCTAAAATCAATTCAAATTTTTGCATTACATAAGCAAAGATTTACTTCTTTTACACTTGTAAATCCAATTATTGGTTCATGGTCACATGACGGATTAGATCAAGCAGATGGGCAAGGTGTTATGCAGAACAACATGCAAATATTTTATGAAACTGTACTATACGGTGCAGGACTGGTTAAGAATGGTGGCGTACCTGGCTTTGCAACAATACATTATGATTTAGAACCTTCACCTTTATCAGTATTAGGTGGTGGAACCACTAGTATATTTGGGCCAGGTGGCATAGTTGACGGTATTGGGTCAGTGATTGAAGATGTCCAAACAGGCAGATTTGGAGTTGCAACAATATTGAAAGGTATAAACACTTACAACAATGCAAAAAAAATTAAAGCCAAAGATGCAGTCAAAGAAGAACTTAAAGGAATAGTAAAAGAAGGTGTGCTAGATATAGGTAAACAGGCAGGAACCATTACAAATCCTGTAGGCAATTTTAGTGTAGGTAACGCGGCGGTTACCGCGGTTGCGGCTGGAGCGGCTATTGCTACAGCAAAAGGATATGTGGATTCTAACAGTACAGAAAATAACACAACAGTGAACAATAATGTCGGCCAATACACAAATATACTGTCACCAGCAGAAGCACAAAATTTAATTAACACAAACACAGTTGCTAAAGACAGAGTTGCAAGTGCTTTATATTATCAAAAAATTGGATCTCGAAACTCGTTAACCATTGCAGAAAGTGACGTGGCGTATGCCGCCTTGACTGACAATGAAAAAAGCGTTTACAGAGATCAAGTAACTACAGATATACAAGGACTAGTAGCAGATGGATACATAAAAATTAATAGGGTAACACAAAACGTAAACATCGTAGCAGAGAAGGCAAATATATAATGACACAATTTTATTCCAATTTACCACAGAAGGAAAAAGACACTCTTGAAAAGTCGGTAGATACTTTAGTAAATGACAACTATAAGACTAAATTTGAATTTAGTGTTAATGACTATGATGCCACAGTTGGATTTTTTGTAAAAAGAGGATTTGCAAGGCAAGCGGCAGAAGATACTGCTTATATAATACTACAGCAGGCAAAAATAGACTCGGTACCTGTTACAAAAATTTTAGATCAGTTGACATATGCCAATCCAGCACAACTTTCAGAATTAACTTCGACTATCCTTAATGCAAACAGATACAAGTCTAGTAGATTGGGAGTAAGAAACACAAGGTCTTCAAAGGACATAGTATCTAGAAACATTGTTGACTAATGACTATTCCAAGATTTGCTCGTGGAAAATTCTCCCCGAAAAATTCACAAAAATACGTAGGTCTCAAAACTCCAACTTATAGAAGCAGTTGGGAACATGCTTTTATGCGACTGTGTGATGAACATCCAAATGTTTATCAATGGGCCAGTGAATCAATAAAAATTCCTTATAGGCATCCACTTACAGGAAAGTATACTGTGTATGTGCCAGATTTTTTTATTGTGTACATGGATAAAAACGGCAAAAAACATGCTGAAATGATTGAAGTAAAACCAAAAGCACAAATGAGCATGGAAGCCGCTGGCAAAAGTATGGGTAAGAAAAAACAAGTTGTAATCAATATGGCTAAATGGGAGGCCGCCAATGCCTATGCCAAACAAAGAAAAATACGATTTAGAGTGGTATCAGAAGAACAACTATTCCATCAAGGCACACGTAAGTAAATAAAACCATGACAAGAAAACTAGAAGAAATTTTAAATTTACCAAATGTAAAAGAAGCATTCAAGCAGGTAGACAAAAAAGAACAAGCAAGAGAAAACAAAGACAATACTAGACAAGTTCAAAAAAACGTTGATCCAAAAACTGCAAAGTCTTTACAGGCCGCATATGACGAATTTGACAAAATCGAAAAAGCACTTCCACAAGTAGCAGGATTAGGCGAACTGTCTGATCTTGAATTAGACAAACTGGCTATGGAAGCAGAAGATTCATATAAAAATTTAATGGATCTGGGTATGAACGTTGATAGTAGATATTCAGGACGTATTTTTGAGGTAGCAAGTACCATGTTGAGAAATGCTATTGACGCAAAAGGTAGTAAAATAGACAAAAAACTAAAAATGGTTGAATTACAACTTAAAAAGTTGAAAATTGATAAAGACGGTTCAGATGAGGTTAGCGAAGCAGTTGATAGTGAAGGCACTATAATAACTGACCGTAATGAATTGATGCGTAAACTAATGAAAAAAGACTAAATAATAGCACTATGGGTGATTTTACACAGTATCTAGCAGAATCTACTACACAATACGACTACCGTATCAAAATTGCGGGTGAACTTGACAAAGATTTTGGCACAAAATTAGAACAAGGATTACAAAAGTTTGAAGTTGCAAAACTTTCAGCAGGCAAAACAACGCCAATCCAAGAGACACCTTTAGATTTTCCTATGTTTAAAAATACTAATGTAACAATTTTCGAATTGACAACAAATTATCCTGCGTCTGTTTTTGAAATGTCAGAATATATTGCCAATTACATGAACATAGCAAGAAATCAAGTGGTTGTGAGAAAGCCAGGTGAACCAACTGAAGAATATCAAGACAATATGGCTAAAGAAAAAGACGAAAACGAATTTAGATCAGTATTACAAGATCTAGAATATAAAGATACTCCAGAACTGCCTAAAGAAAAAGCATTTGGAGATGAAGCAAACAAAAGTTTATTCAAAGAATTATTAAAAGACAGACAAGAAAAAGTTGAGGCAGAAAAAAAAGAACCTGACCAAAAACACATGGACAAAGACGAAAAAGGAACACCAAGTCCATTTACAAAACCAAAAAACGAACATCCAGATCCAAAGAGAAGATAACATGGCAGAAATGATCGACATACTAAACAAATTAAGAGAATACGAAACGCAAGGTCATGAAGTATCTGATGCAATAAAAAGCACAGAGATGACACAAACAGAAAAGCCAGTGCAAGAACACTGTCACAGTTTTCAAGATTTCTTGAAAAGAGAAAACCTTCCACCAGTAGAAAAAATGAACTTCACTGACTATGCTAAAGCGGCAGAAATGTATGCAAAACATAAAGCAGAAATGGCAAAAGAAGAATCAGTTAAAGAAGGTGGCATGAGCGATATACACATCGGTGCACAAGAATTTATTGGCAACTACACTACAGATGATGGTGATTTAAAAATGCCAAAAGCAGAAGTTATGAAAGCGATGAGTGCTGAAAAAGACAAAGCAAGTTTCCCACAGAGTTACGAAATAGAAACTGCAATGAAGATGGTTGCTGACAAGTTTGATGATGCAGGTAAAGCAGTAGACGAAACTGTAGAACCAAAAACAGAAGAGAAAGCAAAACCAGATTTTTTAGATCTAGACAAAGACGGCAACAAAACAGAACCAATGAAAAAAGCGGCAAAGGATAAAGAAATGAAAAAAGAAACAGTAAAAGAAGACATGCACATCATGACAGATTCTCCAGAAGAAATGGGCATGATGATGACAATTTTAAAACTAGCAGGTGTTAAACCAGTTGACGCAAAAATGATGGGTGCTGAAGAACCAGCAGACGAAACAGAACTTGCAAATTCACCAGCAGGTTATACAAATGATCAAAAAGTTCAATCAGTTGATGACTTAGTTAATTTACATTCAGGTGGATTGAACAGACAAAAAGTGCAAGTCAAAAAAGGTCATCCAGGCGACAATGAACTTACAGCAGAAGACATTGCTAACAGTTTAACTGCACAGTACGAAAGTTTTAAAAAACAGTACCAGGCAGAAGCCAAAAAAGCAGAGTCTGTAGAAGACAAAAAGTAACCTTATCTTAGACATCCTTAAATAGTTGTATGGACAACATTACCATTCCACACGATATAATTGATCAATTCAGGATATATTTTGACGAAAGTTTGCCAAAGTTTAATGACTTTCAATGGCAATGTAATAAAAAAATTTTAAAAAATCTTTATGGTATAGATAAAGAAAAAGACTATCAATCTAAAAGGGGTGAAATCATAGACAAAAAAATAAGAAAAGAAATTATGTTAGCCATAGCAAGTTTTGGGATACCAAAGAAAATTTTACAAGGATCATATATGAATTTTGCTAGAGGAATTTTACCAATTGCTGTGCATGTTGATATTGCAGAAGATAAAAGAGACGGAGACACTATTATAATACCTTTAACATTTAATAAAAAAATAAAAACAATTTGGTTCAATGAAAAGGTATTCGAACCAATATTTGACAATTGGATTTCCGCACAAAATTTTGACACAAAAGAAAAAACAAATAATTTAAGGAACGAACTAGACTTAACTAATGCTTACTATCATAATCCAAAACTTATTGATTTTTTAAAACTGGACGGAATAGGTGAATGGACAAAAGGTAATGCTTTTAGGGGAAGAAGATCACAACCACATTGTAGCAATAATTTTAAATCCAGTGGAATAGATTTTAAAGACTATATCATAATACAAACTGGTGATGAATAGAAATAAGTAATATACTATGGCATATGTATCATTAGACAGCGAACAAATTAAAAAAGCCAATAAGAAACACAAATACACAAAAGATCAAGTGTTACAACTTGAAAAGTGTATGGACGAAAAAAATGGTCCACTTTTTTTTATGGAAACTTTCATGCAAATACAACATCCAACAAAAGGATCAATGGCTTTTAAACCTTATGATTATCAAAAAAGGCTAATACAAAGTTACAACGATCATAGATTTAGCATTGCTATGTTGCCTAGGCAAACAGGAAAAACTACTTGTGCGTCAGGTTATCTAATATGGTATGCTATGTTCAAGCCAGATTCACAGATACTAATTGCCGCACACAAATATGCAGGTGCTTCTGACATTATGTCAAGAGTACGTTATGCGTATGAAATGTTGCCAAGTTGGATTAAGGCAGGTGTAACACAATACAATAGAAACAGTATTGAATTTGACAACGGTTCAAAAATTATGGCAACCACCACAACTGAAAACACAGGACGGGGTATGTCCTTAACATTAATCTATTGTGATGAGTTTGCATTCGTTCAACCACCAGAAAAAGCAGTTGAGTTTTGGACATCACTATCACCAACACTGTCCACAGGTGGTAAATGTTTAATTACGTCAACACCCAATTCAGATGAAGATCAATTTGCTTTGATCTGGAAAGAAGCACAAAAAAGATTCGATGACTTTGGAAATGATAATGTTGTTGGAACAAATGGTTTTTATGCCATGAAAGCACATTGGAGTGAACATCCTGACAGAAATGAAGCATGGGCAGAACAAGAAAAATCAAGAATTGGCGATGAAAGATTTAGAAGAGAACATGAATGTGAATTCTTAATCTATGATGAAACATTAATAAACAGTGTAAGATTAGTTGAACTAGAAGGCGTAGATCCTATTTGGAATCAAGGCCAAGTAAGATGGTATTCGAAACCAAAAGCAAAACACACATATATGGTAGCACTTGATCCAAGTTTAGGTACAGGTGGAGATTATGCGGCCATACAAATATTTGAACTACCAACATTTAAACAGGTCGGCGAGTGGCATCACAACACAACACCGGCTAATCAGCAAATTAGAATTTTACAAAGCATAACAAAATACATTCATGATACAATAATGGAACAAGATTCAACTGCGTCACCTAGTATCTTTTATAGTATGGAAAACAACACACTTGGTGAGGCCGCTTTGATGAGAGTAATGGACATCGGAGAAGAAAATATTATGGGTATGTTTTTAAGTGAGCCAATTAGAAAAGGACATAGAAGAAAGTTTCGAAGAGGATTTAACACCACTGCAAAACACAAAATTGACGCTTGTGCAAAATTTAAAGAACTAGTAGAAAACAACAAAATGGAAATAAACTCCAAACCTTTGATAACAGAACTTAAAAACTTTGTTGCAACAGGAGTAAGTTATAAAGGCAAACCAGGAGAACACGACGATTTAGTAAGTGCATGTCTGTTAGCAACACGTATGATGAAAGTCCTAGCAGATTTTGATCCTAAAATTTTTGAACAGTGGACTAACAGGACATCTGAATACACTGCGCCAATGCCTATTTTTGCCAACCTCGGCACATAGTTTAAATAACTTTATATGCAAAAAGTATTATGCCTTGCTGATAACTCGTCTGCGGATGCGTGGGGACATAAACTTACGGAAAAATTTTCAAAAGAAAACAACCTTATTTTTAGAGGTTCTTTAGAAGGAGTAGACAAACTAGAATCAGGTTGCTATCATATTGGCCCAGTAGTTTTTCAACAAAAAGACATTATAAAAAAAGCAAAATTGTTTTCTAAAGTAGTGCTTATAGATCAAAAGCAGGAGCAATTTTCACATTCACGTATTTTTTTAGCCATGTGGAAACTTGTAAATGATTTAAATGAAGCAGGTGTCTCCGTTGAAGTACAAAACAAAAACAATATGCAATATCTATATAATTGGGAAAAAATTTTTAACAAAAACAAAAGCATTTGCATGAATCCATGGATTTTAATGCACGATGGCCAAAGTGGTTACACAAACCTATGCGGAAGAAATTGGACTAGAATTAAAAAAAGAAAAGATATAAAAAATTGGAAAACAGATCCTGACTACCTAAAAGTGAGACAAAAAATGCTAAAAGGAAAAAAACTAAGCGGCTGTCAAATGTGTTATGATTTTGAAAAAAAAGGTATGAAAGATATGAGATGGACCGATAGTTTTGATTGGATTACAAAATTAAAACTTAAAAATACAAACGACTTACAAAAATTACAAAATCCAGTTTATTTTGAAGTAAGGCCTTCAAATAAATGTAATATAAAATGTAGAATGTGTGCTCCAATGTACAGCCACCTTATAAAAAAAGAAACAGAATCAATTAAAGATAAAAAATTTCAAGCATTAGTAACACATAGTGATTATGACAAGTCGATACTGAACACTCCTAGTTTTAATCTTCTAAATTTAGACACTATTAAAAGAGTATACATTGCTGGAGGAGAACCTACAGTCATGCCAGAAGTATACGGTTTTTTACGAAAATGTATTAATAAAAACAAAACAAATTTTGAAATTAATATAAACACCAATGCAGTAAAAATCAGTGAACCATTGTTTAAACTTTTTAAAAAATTTCCTAAACTTTGGTTTACTTGTAGTATAGATGGAACACCAAAAACAACAGAATATTCTCGATGGGGTACAACTAGTAAAATACAAATACAGAACATACATAAGTTGAAAAAAAATGGTGCTGGAATACATATAATATCAGTGATATCGATATACAATGTTCACGAAATAGGAGAAACTATGCAGTTTTTTGACAAAGAATTTCCATACGCTACAATTCAACTTAATCACGCAGGCTATAGACATGATTTATTGTCAGCATGGAATCATCCTAATAGAAATTTAGTTTTGAAAAGTTTAAAAAAAGCAAAAGAAACAAAATGTTACTATCACCAAGAAAGAGGAGCAAAAACAATTGTTGATGCACTTTATGATTACTACTCCAAAAATAATACATTTGATAAAGAAAAATTATCAAACTTTTTTTATTACAACGATACTTTAGACAAAAAAAGAGGCTCGAAATTGTCAGACTACATACCACAACTTGAAGAATGTCGAAAATACATAAAATAGCCATAAATACTGCATGATCTCAGAAAAAACCTCTAACGACCTGTTTAACAAAATAAGAAGCAAGTTTGGAAACATTACTATTGGTGATTCTCAGGGCAATGCCACTGCAGATCCAAAAAAAGCGGTGTTTTTTGACTTTGAATTTACAGAAGATGAGGACAAATTTGGGAGAATTTCGATATCATTGGCTGATGGTGAGTCAATGAAAGTGTTTTATAACCGTGACATGGTAGCAAAAATTGAAGAAGACGACAAAAAAGACTGGTATAGTTTTATAAAAGAACTTAAAGACTTTGCTGTAGAGCACCAAATCAAGTTTGACATAAGAGACATTACTAAATCAAGCCTATCCAAGCAGGATTATCAAAATATGGCTGACACAGGACAAACGGTAAATACTGATGGAATGTCAGAAGAACTAAACAGAATTACTAAACTTGCAGGCGTTGAAGTCAAAGAAGGCTTAACAGGCACACGTAAAAGTTCATATGAAAATCTAGACAAAACAAGATTAATAATTAGACACTCAGGACCAGTTGACGAAACTGTACCTGGTGCAAGATCAAGACACATTAACTCATTATACATTGAAAACGAAGACGGTGAAAGATTCAAATATCCTGTGATCCATTTAGCAGGCGCTAGAGCAATGACCAGACACGTAGCAAATGGTGGAAGACCACACGATGACTTTGGTCAACATATTATACAAACTTCAGAAGATATTGCTAAACTGGCTTCCTTTCAAAGATATGCTTCTAACAAAGACCAACTTAATGACAATGCAGGTGACATAATTGAACAAACAAAAATGACACTTGAAAATTTAAGAATGTATATTAAAAATTTATCAAAACAAGGCCATTATGAATCAAGTTGTAAAGGTTATAGAAAGCAAGAAGCAATTGAATTAGACGATGAAACAGCAAATTCTTATAAAGACAAATTTACATTAAAAAATTTAGACAGTAGAGTTGAAGATGCTTTACCTTTGATTCACAGAGTAATGAGTGAATTCAAAGACAAAGAACCTAAAGCACCGGCACCTGTAAACTACGGTGCAGTTGTACAAGGTTTTTTAAATGATCCAGAAAAGAAATTAGTTTTAAGAAAAGACCCATCAGCAGACAACATGCTTAAAGTTACAAAATTTACAAATAAAAATACTATGTTGGGATCAATAATGTCAGACATAGCATCAAGAATTTTATCTAAAGGCGATGAAGAAGACAACATTGCAAACTTTGCTTCTAGAGTTGCTGATGAACTAGAGCAAGAAGGAGCACCATTCTTTGAACCAAGTGCAGACTATATGAAAAATAAGAAACTTGCTATCCAATTAGCAAAAAGATACATTGATGACTACAAAAAAATGCAGGCCAATCCAAAATACGGAGATGAAGTAAGAATGGATCCAGGAGCATATAAACCTAAAGTAGACAGAAAAGGAAAACCAAAAGAAGCAGAACAGTTTGAGCAGTGGGCAGACAATATTGAAAAAAGTGCTTTACAAGTTCCAGCCGAAGAACCAAAAGCAGAAGGTAATGAATTTGCAATGGCAGTGCAAAAGGCCAAAGCGGCGGGCATGAAAGCAGGCGACAAGTTCAAGGTAGGCGACAAAGAATACACACTGAAAGATGCAATTGAACTTGCAGGTTTAAAATTAGAAGAATTTTTTCAAGAAGAAGAAACTGAAGTAAAAGAATCTTTAAACGAAGACAAAAAAGAAGACAGCGGTTTCAACATCGCAGGCGTTGACGAAGAAGTAGACAGAATAGTTAACCTAGCAAACTATCAATAAATTTTTATATAATCTTTACTATCTTAAATAATCTTTATGTTTAACACCATAAAATGGCTTCATGTAGAGCCTACCACTAGATGTAATGCTTGGTGCCCTAGTTGCCCAAGAAACAACAATGGTTACGGCCTATCTAAAAATGTTAAACTTACAGACTTAGATCCTACAAGATTAAAAGAAGTAATAGATTCGTTGCCTAAATTAGAGCATGTAATTTTCTGTGGGAACTTGGGAGATCCATGTGCAAGTAAACTGATTGATAAACAACTAGACATAATCTACGAAAAAAAATTATATTTGCAGTTACAAACAAATGGAAGTTTAAGATCAAAGAAATGGTGGCAACAACTTGGTAAAAAATTTAAAGGAAACAGTGAAGTTTGGTTTGCTTTGGATGGGTTGGAAGATACTCATTCATATTACAGACAAGGCACCAACTTTAAAAAAATTTTAGAAAATGCAACTGCTTTTATTGATGCTGGAGGCCATGCAGTTTGGCAGTTCATTCCTTTTAAGCATAACGAACATCAAATTAAAGACTGTCTAAAACTTAGTCAAAAATTAGGCTTCAAAGAATTTCGATTCATCAAAGATGCTAGGTATGAAGAAAAAAGTTATCATTTTCGAACAGGTAAAGAAATTAAAATAGAGCCATGGAGCAAACATCTTGAAACATGGCAAAGACACAATAATGGATTATTAAACACTATACAGGATCCAAAATACGTAAAAACAAAAGTAGAAAAAAATAATTGTGTGCATTTATCTATGCCTAGCATATTTTTAAATGCATATGGAGTATTAGCACCTTGTTGTATGATTGGTGTAAGAAACGGAAAATTAGAAAATCACAATATACAAAAAAACTTTGATGAAAAAAATTGGTTACCTGTTTGTATACAATCGTGTGGTTCATAATTACCAATAATAGTAGTAGACTTTAGATAAATATCTGTGTATATTAAGTGTAAATGCTTAAGATACATTTAGGCACAAACATAGGCACAAACATAGGAGGCTTACATTATGGCTACATTGGCTGAAATAAGAGCGAAGTTAAAATCCCAAGAAGTGAATCGCTCCACTTCTACAACTGGCGGAGACAACGCCATATATCCACATTGGAATATACAGGAAGGACAAGAAGCAGTTTTAAGATTCTTACCCGATAAGGATACTGCAAACACTTTTTTCTGGACTGAAAGAAACATGATCAAACTGCCATTTGCAGGGATCAAAGGACAAACAGATTCAAGACCTGTACAGGTACAAGTACCTTGTATGGAGATGTATGGAAAAACTTGTCCAA